CTAGCGGCAGCTACTCGCTCATCATAGGATGCGTTCGCTTCCTGGAGAAAATTCACCACCCATTGATATACTTGTGCGCCTCTCTCTTCATCTGTTAGGCCTTTACTTTCATTGAGCAGCCTGGCATTTTCTACGGCGGCTCCCTCTGATATCTCGTCTCGTAACTCCTTATATACTGTACGCTCATCTCGATCTTTAACATGCTCGGCGTTAACGGTCCAATCTCTACCATATACAGCAGCGTACTGGAGGATTGCATCTTTAATTACTTTTGGATGGGCATCTTTATTCGAGAATGATTTGTTCCGCGTTGTTACCCTAGACTCTTCTATTACCTCTTCAGGAGTTTTTGTGGGACTAGGCATCCCCTTTTTATTGATTACATTTCTAAGTGCTAATTCGCCTGTTGCACTAGATGATTTGCGTACATCTGAATACATCTCTGGGACTTTTTCGTATACCGATTCAAGAAATCCTGCTGCTTTATTTTCTTCGTCTAGCAGTTCCTCACTAGTCCAAGTGGCAGCCCTTTTATCCCTGGCTGTAAGATTGGACATGTCTCCGTTGTTATTAATCATCCTATCGATAACAAGAAGCATTCCAGGAGGAATAAGATTCTTAGCCTGATACCCATCTATGGCTGAGGTAAATATCAGTGCATTTGTAGGGATATCTGGAAAGGCAATGACGTGTTTAGCACGGTTAGATATTGCTAGATCTAAGATTTCATTATCTTCTTGCTGTTCACGAGACAAGTTTTTCGTATCGAATGGTGTTAATAAGCTGGGATCTTCTGCTTCCTGAAACTTGGTCAGGGCATCTTTGGTATCAGGAATCATCCAGGATTGATCTGTAGGATCGTTCGAGGGGATCACGAGACTCACATAAAGATTAAACAATATGTGGTTAGATATCCTCTCTATTTCTTCATTCGTGACGGCGAGTGGCTCTCCTTTGATCTGCCTCACTAATCTAGAGTAATCTTGATATATGTCACGTATCAGACGATACATGTCCTCTTCATCGTATTGTCGTATGCGGGGCCTCTTCGGTAAGGGATCTAGCGTTACAGGAAACGGTGTTTTGTCTGTCTCGTCAGCGGTTACCTCTGAAAGAGCATGCAGTACCTCTTTTTTTTTGTATTCTTCAAGTGAATCAATGCCAGACTGCTTGGCAAAGAGTGCTTGAATCTTCTTCATCATTGCCTCTATCAACGGCCCCGATACCGCACCTTCTGGATCTGCCATCAGTCTCGCCTCCTGTCGAGGAAAGAGTGTTCGTATCTATACATGAAAGTCTCCAGGGCGGATACCGTGATCCTTTACCCACTTAGCAAGGGGACTTTTCTGTCTTTCCGCAAGGGGTCGTTCCCTCATAAACGGAGGGATCTGAGATTTCTGAGAGGTATGCCTTAGCTGGCGTATCTCACCTCTTACTTCCTCTACGACCTTGGTGTAATCGTTTTTTATCTTTGCCATACTGTACCTCTATAGGTTCCTATTGCGGTGCAGGCCTTATTCGTCTTGGCCTTGCCGTATTAGGAGTTAGTGCCTGCCTCATCTGGCCAAGATCTTGTGGTGGCGGCTGCTGCTGTCCGCCCAGTATCGCCTGAAGGATTTCTGGGGGTAACCCTTCCCCAGCCCCCATCGGCCCCGGTCCCATCGGTCCTGGTCCCATCGGACCCGGCCCCATACCCATGCCGGGCGGTACCATACCCTCCGGCGGCAGACCTCCCTCTGGCCCCATCGGTCCGGGCGCCATCGGCATAGGCGGAACGGGCGGTCCACCGGCGGGAACGCCGGGTCCCGCGGGACCTTCGGGTCTTGCAAAGGCCTCTCCGACCCCTTCTTCTTTGGCAACCTCTGCGGCGAGTAGAGCGGCCACCTCGGGGGTTTCCATGACCTGCTGACGGAGTAGACGCTGCCTCTCTTTTTGCTCGTTCTCGACCATCATGTCCTCTTCGCGATAGGTCTGCTTGCTTTTGATGCCGAGCTGGACCTCTCTCATGCCTATCTCGCGCTGTTGTAGCTGTAGAACTGGATCGATAACCTCGAATGTAACGGTGACCGAGTAGTGATGATCTATATCGGATACACGAAGCCTCTTACCGTTCACCGATATGGGCTTGTCGAGGACGTCTACCAACTGTAGTATCCTCCGTCCCGCAATAGATCCCAGATGCTGTAGCTGTATGGCAGTAGCCGCGAACTTCCTCTGGGCCGCAGTGCTCAAAATAGCCTGCTGCCCTACCGTGGAGACACCTACCTCTCGGAATCCGCCCAGGGTCCGGGTATAAGATCCTTCCTGGATGTCCGCGTCAACCTCCTGGCCTACCCTGAACATCCAGTTCGTAACGTCCTTGACCGGCATGGACCACCAATCGTCGGGCTCTCCCTGTACGATGTCCCCCTGTAGGGCCTGACTGGCTTCCGCAGCGTCCCTTCGGGTCCCCCTGGGAGCAAAGGCCGCCTCGATCAGCAGGTTGTGCTTCGCGGAGGCGTTCTGAGCCTGGTTCTTGATGGAGTCCATGATCGGACCCAGCAACCCCTGAGCCATGTAGGAAGGATTGATTTCGGACATATTAGTGGGTTCCATGCCGAAACCCGCAAATGCGTGGGCATAAGGTACAAATCCCCACAGGTTCCTTTCCACCCAAAGCTCCTGATACTCGTTCTGGTTGCCTTCGACTGTAACTGTATGCCAGTAAGGGGTCCAGAGGTTACGTACTACCACCTCCTTATACGGGTCGTGGGTATCGTAGTCGAACACTCGTGCGGTACGCCGTGTGCGTTTCTTGCGTTTACTCATCTCGCAAAGATCGACGGCGTACATCTTCTCTTGCTTAATGGCGATCTGGGGCTGTTTGTTGAACGGGTCCATGAGAACCCGTGCCGGATGAACGCCGCGGATCTGTATGGGGTTGAACTCTTTTCGGTTCGCCTCCCAGTAGGCCATACGAGACTTGAACTCTTCGTTACTCTCCGGGATGGTCTTAACGGGCTTTTCGACCATATCCTCGTTCCAGATCGGCCCTTCGATAACTCCGTACCCGTAACCCAAAAGGTACCTGCCGATCTGCTTAAAGGGAAGGACCGACTCCTTCAGGGCCGAATCGTCCAGTATGGCCTTTAGGGCCTCTTCGATCCTGTCTGCCCTCTGCTTATGCAGGTCCCCCTCTCCCATTGGCTCCCGATGAACGCTGGGAGTAAAGGCGAGCTGGGTGTCGGCGGCGTGATCGATCACACTGGTCGGAGTCGCAGGACGATAAGAGGGCCTCCCCTGATGAACGGCAGGCCATATCGGGTAGTTCCGGTGATAGTACGAATCGACGGTCTCCCACTCCGAATGGGTTTGCGCCCAAATATTAAAAAGCCGGGACTGAGTGTTCTGCACAAACTCCAGGTCGGGCTTGACGGTCAGGTCAATCATAAGATCTCACCTATTATGCCGGTTATCTTTAGCTATGAACCCTCCGCTCTGCGCCCCATGCCGTCGCCGTCGAGAGAGCCACGTAACGCGGACGGGGAGTACCTCACCACCCTTTACGATTTTATTTTGCTATCGTTCCTACGGAATAATCGGCTACAGTCTACCACGAGGCAGGAAGCATCACTATCTGCGCCATCGACCCGTAGGCGAACTTCCTCATCTGCCACGCCATGCCGATGGCCATTGGGTAGTCGTCATGGGCGCCTTCCATAGCCTCTATCCTACCGGCCTTTTTGGGATTACGAATAACGGTATAGAACTGACCGAGACCGTCCTGATTAGGAATGGTAATATGTCGGGCCTCAACGGCCTCGATAAGCTCTCCCCAGAGAACGTACCTGCTCCGTCCGTCGGTATGCCAGCCAACGAGCTTGTTGCCCCGACTGGTCTCCCGGTGAAATAACCTTGGGTACCGTTCGCTTTGCGCCGCCTTGATGGTGACGATACCCCACTCGTTGTCCTCAATGGCCCAGATGGGATCTTTGTACATCTTCAGAAGCTGCATAGAGTCCCATGCTAGATCTTCGGGTCCGAGGTGGTTAGATATTATGTCGGCCACTACCATACCGCTTTGCCCGTCCATAACAACGGTAACGGAGAAGTCTCCTCCTGTGCCGTGGGACGTGTCGGTGGCAGCCATGTACCGACGTCCGATACGCCATTTCTGGTAGATATTTATGAGCCCTTTAGTTTCGACGGTATTTTGAACGTAGGAGGCCATGTCGTCAAGGGTATCTACGTTAAAGGCGGATATACTTCGTGCCGGAGCGAGGGCCTCGTTATCGATGGTCGGGTATTCCTGCTCCATGTACAGCTCGGGCGTCATCTCGCTGGTCTCGGGAATGGCTGCACGAGTTTGGGCGTACCACTTCTTGTCCCGGCCCGGCCTGACGTCCCAGCCCAAGAACACCTTGGCGTACCCGTTGTCAGGGGCTCCTCGATACAACTCCTTAAACAGGGAGATCATCTTCCTCTTATTAGATGTCGATCCCTGTATGAGCTGTCCCCCGGCGTCGATGGTAGGCTTCACAGCGGCGTAGTTGGCGTCGAGATACTCGTGGAAGTCCGCTTCGTCCTGCACTACCACCGTGGCGGTCTCGGACCGACCTGCGTCCTCAGTGGCAGGCAACGCAACGATCTTAGAGTTCATCTCGGGTATCTCGATCTCCGACTTGGAGTCGGCACCGAACTTCACCTGCCAGGTGTCAGGGAGGTTGACGAGGATGAACCTGACCTTGCCGAGAAGGGCCTTCGCCTCGTCCTGCCCTTTCGACAACATCAATATAACGGCCCCTTCGTGGAACCGCGCAAGCCACGCCGCGTAGGCAGCGATAAGCCAGGAGAAACCTATCTGCCTGGCCTTCAGAATAACGATGAGCCTCTCAGAGATAAGCTTCTCGGCGATATCTATGAGATGGTCCCACCTCGTAAACCGTATACGACCCCTGCCGGGAGGCGGCTCCAGGATGTAGACAAAGTCCAGAAAATCGCAGGCCGTCCCTTCCTCCCGTGACGAAAATAAAGGATCTACGAAACATCTCCCGGCCAACTCGAACCGTATCGAGTCCGATATGGCAGTCCTCTTTTCGAGCGAAAGAGTCACTTCATCCCCCTATTACCCCTTTATCTCATCCCTACCCCCGTAGTCCTCCACGCCATCCAAACCCCCTCCTAACAGGCCTACGTGCGGCAGAAGAACGCAACCCCGACACGGGCCTCCTACGTCCCCTTAACGCCGCTACGGCCCGCCTCAACCTAGCAGGGGACAGAGTTGCCTCCCTCCTGATAGGCCTCCTCAAAGACCTTCTGGGCTGAACAGGACCTCTCCGATATACCATGTCACTTAGACCCCCGCAATTATTTCTTTCGGGAGAGAGGGTCCTGAAAACTCGGGGTACCAGCCTAAATTTTGTGAGGTCCCACTCCCCCTTAAACCTCTGGATTTAATACCGCTAATACGGCTAATGTCAAGACCACCACCAATAAAGCGGCCACCACAACCAATACGGCAAGCTGCCCGTATCCCCTCAACCTACTTCCTCTTCTTCCTCTGCGCCAAACGCGCCTTCTGAGCCGACTTGTATCCCGCCTTTGTGTATGGAAACTTCTTCCTCCCTACCTTAGGCATCTGCGCCTCCTTACCTCAATATCGCCCTCACTATCACGCTCCGCCCGTCAATACTGTTGCCCATTTGATCCGGCTTCTCGTCACTGCTCTCCTCGTAAACTGCCTGTAATAAGGGCGATCCGTCTACAAAGTCTCCTATGTAAACACTTAGAATGGGCCACCTCCACCACCTGCGACCCCAAACGCCCATCACAACCGTTACCCAATATGGCCAGCTCATATAACCTACCCCAGTATGGCCGTTACCCTTTTCCTCCGCTTAACCAAGAAAGAACCGCCTGACTCGAAATTCTGACATGATAAAATTTTGAGCTGAGTTACTATGAGTCCCTACACGAGTAAAGAATCCAATGGACGGGTCGCCTTCAAAACGACTCTTGCTACGCAGAACTTATTCCTTTCGGATTCCAAACTTGACCACTCGAAATCCTGAGACCTAACAGCTAGCAAGAACCATCATGTCTATAGCTGCAGGACTAGATTTATTCTGAGGATGCCTTCTCCGTTTTCAAAACTACACTAGCATCGATGATGGGTGCCGTGCTGTCTATCTCACGTGGAGTAGCGCCACCTAGCATGGAGCGAAGTTCTTCCACGCTGTAGGCTGTGAGCGGCTCCACCTTGTGGTGGATCTGACCACGTATCTCTTGTCTAGCTACGATCATGCCAGACATTTTAGCAATCAAGGCCAGTGCGTTAACCCTAGCGTTGGTGTTTGAGTCGTCGTTGTCTGCTATTCGCACCAACCTAGCGATTATGTCAGCTTTTGAGATGTCAGTATCTAGCTGAGTTCGTCGTTCCTCAGCCTCTATTGCTTGGATGACCTTAGCGTTTTTTAATAGGTTGGACCCTGTTACAGCGAGGGAATCGCTAGATTTACCAGAGTATCCACTTAGTCGTGCTGCGTGCGCGGCGGTCATGGAAGCGTTGCCAGAAGTGTAAAGCCTCACAAACTCGCGCTGACGATTAGTTAG